ACACAAAGATAAAGAAAGATGTATCGCAATGACCCATATCAAATTCGCCAGTATGCAATTGGCCCTTTGACTTTCTCACCAAATAAAATTCCTCTCAAAGGTCTTATAACCCACGAACCAGTAGTGCAAGAAATTTCAAATAATCAGATTGGAGCTTTCACTATTGAGTCAAATGGTGATAAGATATATGCATATCCTCCTCAAGGTACAATCACTCACAAGATTTTAGGTGAGGTCTTTGTTACTGACTTGCATAATGTTAGGAAATTACCTCATGATTTAGTTATGAAAACCCTATTTTCCAAAGAAAACACAAATAATATCTTAAATGAACCAATTTGGACAACTCAAGTTGAGGGAATCTGCACTCCTGATTGGTTCACTATTAGTAATGATCAAGCCTTTGTCGTTGAAGTAAAAACCTTCTATCATGATCATTCGAAAATCTTTGAAAGAGCTCAGTCACAATATGCCTCAGTACTTTCATCTTGCAAAATTCCAGCGCACAATATTTGTATCTGCATCGGAGAGAATGAAATTATTGCATCTGAAGGTTTAGTAGTTCCCTATGTTTTGTCTCACTCTCTTTGTGAATTGTGCCTTTTCGCTCATATGATTCAAGAATATTGTTTTGAGAATAAGCTCCTACATGATTATGACTATTCAAAGGGATTAGAGACTATAGTATTGCCACCTGCTCCATTACCTAAAACAGATCCAGAAAGACTTGTCATAACATCAGAGATGAGGGGCACTTGGTCGGGATTGCCTGCTCCAGTAAGTGCTGAGTCAGTTATAAATTCAAATCTCAGATGGATTGACCCTCCTCATCTACTTAAAGATGTAGACAAAGCTAAGTTAAGCGCTCTTTATAAGAATTGCACAAGTCAAGTGTCCCATTCAGCTTTGCGTGATGGTTTGCTGCTACCTTACACTACAAAAGCTAAGCTACCAGCCACCTCTGAGATTGTAAACTGGAATTTATCTCATCTAGTTGAATCATTGAAGATGAGCACAGGCCAACAAAAACACTTCTATATAAGGGGATCATTAGAATCTCAAGCGGCACATTCATCTGAGGACATCAAAAGAGGTCTATGGTCAACCTATTTCCAATACGAGACTCACAATGTCTTCAGAGCAAAGCAGAAGCAAAGAGGAGAACCTTCCGAAGTCAAAACAGGAGATGTGGATCATGCAGGTGGGAGAAATTCAGCATTTGTATCGAAGGAGACCAAGGAATGGTTGGAACCACAGATCAAGACTCATGAGGCTAAAAAGAAGATACAATCCTTGAAACCCACCCCTATAAACTTAAGATTCTGGTCAACTCAGCTCTGCGCAGAAACTCAAGCACCTTCTCTCATAGAACCTTGCTTAACCACATTGGAAGGAAATAAGGTAAATATTCCTTACTCTAATGAAACTTGGTGTTTGCACTCAAGATTTTGGCAAAGATTAGTTGAAGAATTAAATGTTGGTCGATACTCAGCAAAAGGACCTTGGAACAGATTCCATTATCAGACTATTGAACCATATGATGCTCACTTATTTGTGCATGGAACAGGCCCTGATTCACACCAATTTTATTATCTTCTAGTGAGACTCCACCCTGATTCCAATCCTGGTCACGATTATGTTAGAATAGGTAAGACTGACTGGTGGTACAATGAGACTTGCTTATCAATGAATTCCTCTAAGATTTCTCAATGGCTTAATCTGCATGAAAGGTTACTTTCATTACGGTCATATTGGGATTCAGTATTTCAATTTGAGAGAGATCGAGCTCAAGACCACTTTGCAGCTTCCATGTTGATTGGCTATGAGGCAAAACAAGCTACAATTGATCTTCTTTCACTTTTCAGGTACACATACATGGAGCTATGCAAAGAATCACAACATAGAAATGTCTATAAAATACATTCAAAATTCCCTCAGCTATTAAGAACTCCGGTCCAATCTTGGGTTGCTTGGTCAATGCTAAAACTAATGGATTTGAGTGAAAGAGATTCTGCAGAAGTTACAATAGACGAGGATGATGATGGAGCTCTAGATTTCAAAAAACTTGTTTCTTGGGTGGATTTTAAACCAATTCCAAATTTTTCAATTATCTTGTCGTTGTCCTATATGCATTATGCAGTTCCTCATCCATTTTCCACAGGGCTTCATGGTAGAGTAGCTATTATGGAAAAACTTCTCAAAGAAGAATCAACACTGCCTTTGAATCGGAACAAGATAGGTTGGTCAAGCCCCAGCATAGAGCAAATTTCAAATCATGAGTTTTCTGTGGGATTTGTTAAGGCCATGGGGAAAGACTCAGCCAAAAGGATCAGTAAAGTTTATCCCAGCTACAATTTATTTTGGCAAGAGGTCAGTAAAAGATTAAAAGAACTAACATTTTCGTCATTCTCAACCTTTAAGAAAAGCACAAAGCTTAACAGAAAGAATGTTGCAGTTCGTGATTTTTGTTTTGCCACCATCCAAGAATTAGCAGAGAAGCTCAATTGGGATATTCACTCAGTTGCTGGTTTTACACCCTATGATCATTTGAACGATCTACTTGACTTAGTAGAAAGAGACCCAACCACCATGAATGTCACTATTTTCGTTAAAGATCAACAAACAGGCATCAGAGAAATATTTGTATTAACTATGTGTATGAGAATATTAGTGAAGTTCATGGAAGTAGTGAGTCGAGTCATTAATACAACTTTACCTAATGAGACACTTTCGGTTCCTACAAGGAAAGAAAAACTAATTTATCAGCATACTAGAGAAGTGGTTCAGGGAAAGTTGGCAGTGCTGAGAGGTTTAGATGCAGACAAATACGATGTCATAACCTTGAGATTCTCAAGTAGTTCTGATGCCAAAGCATGGTGCCAGCAGTTCTGTATGCCTGTTTTTGGTTGCTTCCTTGATGAGGCGTTATCGATCTATGGGGAAGACTCACAAAATCTAAGAGACATTTTAATGAGAATTCTGAATATGATCACCAAGAAGCACATTCATGTGGATCCTAGAGTCAAAGAATGGTTCAGAACACATACAGAGATACAGAGCTATAGTGATGTCTTCACAAGACTTTCTGATCTCTTCAATGAACGATCTCTTGGGTTGTATGAAGATGATTCAATAGTTAATAAGAGCAACATGATGCAAGGAATACCTCATGAGACCAGCTCAGCCCTTCATGCCAGTTATCTTATGCTAGCCTCATCTGCACTAAAGCAAATAGTCTCTTCTTTTAGCAGATCTAAGCACCTGGATTTATTAAAAATTGGAGATCCTATTGTCACTAATATGGTATCATCAGATGATTCAGGAATAATTTTCTCATTGACAATTGCATTTGAGAAAGAAAAGGAGAGAGATGCGCTATGTCAGGTTGCTCGGATACGAGAAATATTATCCAGAGCAGGATACAATATAGAGATTTGCAAGAAGCTTTTTGCAGCTAGGGTATCTCTGGAGAAGAGCACTATCTTTGCTGAGACTCCTGTTTATGAATTCAATAGTAAATTTTATGTAGGGGTATCAGTGCATACAGCTGAGATTAAATTCATCTGCTCACCATTGTCTTTAGGGTATCATACCACAATACGAGAAAGAGTCTCAGAAGCCTTATCAGGACTATCAGGTTGTCTCAGAGAAGGAGTTCGACAAGATCTTTTATTCAATCTTCAATTGTTACTAAGAAGAATGCATCACAGATTCCTTTATTCCAACTGGTGGAAACCCATAATCTCAGAAAGATTAAATAACTTGAGCTCATCTCTTTTGGGAACAGTTCCTTTAATACAGCAAGGATTTGTTGGCTTCTTCAATATGCAAACACTATGTGATTATTCCTCAAATCAAGTTTCAACGATTGCTGAGAATTTTCTAAAATCTTGCGCTATAACTGATCATGATGAAGATCCAGCCTATTCACTCACCTTAAAATTAGCTTCTAATTACCATAGAGTCCTGAAGACTTTCTTACCTAGGCTTATGATTATGGCAAATCAATACTCTTCGTCAGAAGAAGGAATTTTGAAATATCTCTCAAGAGAACTATTTGAAGATGAGCTGGTAACACTGAAGATGATGAGTCCGGGCACTAAAGTGGCCATGGCTTTCGTAGATGTTGCAAAGATACACATGGCAAGTTGCTATGCTGCTACTCAACCTTGCATTAGAATGAAGGGAAGTAATATTAAAATTTCATTACAAAACGCTATTTCTCATCTTGAAAATCTTATCGGTCAGACTACAGCTAAAAGAACTCACAATCAGGCAGTTGACAGAATGATATTTCTATTTAACGAGACCTTTGCAGTGCCTAGTCCAAATGATCAAGCAAGGTTTCCCTGTCATTTAGCCCTATCTTCTGAGGTATACGAGCATAGCGGTGGGAAATTAGCAAGGTTTCAGATTCTAGAAGGATGGAAGTTTGGATTTGCAGGAGAGAGATTAGAGACATTGAAATGGTCTAGGACAATAGATGATAGAATCACCGATAATATTTCAAAGACTCTTGAAAACTTTGGCAATGATATTAGGGGATTAGATAGGGCACTGAATGATATTACTTCAAGAGACTACACAATTCATGTTCTTTGCCACAAGCCACTAAATGACACCTTCACAGAGAAGATTGCATCTTATTGGTTATCTAGTTATTCAAGATCAGAAGGGAGAACAATCAATGAAAGTCGATTCACACCAGAGCCCATCCCAGAGATGAGTCAGCAGTTAGCTCAGAGTGTAGATGACGTTATGATGAACCTTAGCTCTGCTGCATTGGGTTGGCCCATATCTAAGATAAAGTCCCATTTTCTTAGAAGAGCAGAAGAATCAGCTGTTTCTTGTTCAGATTCACTCAGCATCTATGGACCCAGATCACCTCAGGAGCTGCTCTTGTCAATAATGGCTCAGACATCATCGCAACCAATTGATCTATTCAGACTCAGGTTCAGAGGAAATAAAAGAATCTTCATTTCTAGCACATTGGGTTTTCAAAGACTTCGCACTCATTGGTATAAGTTCTATATTTCAAATGGAGAGTGGACTATAGGTAGAATTTTATCTTCGCCCATTCATCCTATAAGGACCTTGAAGCAAGAAGTTATCAGCTCCGCAAATTTTGTTTTACATAACACCGATTTCAAGGTTGACATTAGCAGAAATGATAATCTTCAGCTGAAATCCAGACATTGGAACTCTGATAGTCACAAGAACTACCCTAGAGAGCTTTCACCTCAGATATGGGAAGCAGCGATAGCAAAGATAAATTATTTTAGTATTAATAACAACAAGTATAAGGAAAATCTTCCTTCTCCATACGATACAATGATCTGCAAAAAATTGACAGAAATAGTCTTCTGCTGCCGAAGCAATATGAATTCATGGCAATTCTGGGAGCAATTATCCAGTGTCAAATCAACGACCCACGGGCCAGGAGGCTATGCTCTAGCATACATTCTTCAAAAAAGTGTGCAAGCTAAGTGGCAACCAGCAGCTCCGACTCCAGTTGAGCCCGAGATTCCTGACCTAGGTATTATACCTGAAGATTCTGAGTTCGAAGACTTCTTTAATGAAATCATGGATGCTGGCTTAGAGGGAATTGATTTTGATAATATGGACATAGATGAAACAAAACAGATTGGTGCTGAGGAGCTTTATTCAATAGATTATTTTGGGATGGAGGAATTTGGATTTGATGCATCAGAAGCTCTGAAAATAGACTCAAGAGAATCCAATTTAGCTGGGTCTTTAGTCTTGAGATCAGGAGCATTTAGTCATGCAACAATCTGTTTCTTACATTGTGCTACAAAGAGAGTTAATGATCCAGGATTATTTGGTCCAGATGTAGAACTAGAAGAAGCTTTGGATGAAGCAGCCAAGGAAGGTAACCCTATAAGATTGGGAGGGGATAGAAGAAAGTTGGAGGAGCCTAGCAGTGATTTGATTCAGTAATTGCAAGTTTCCGTACATCTTTC